AAAAGCCTACGAAAAGGCGGGATTTAGCGGGAAAATACGGGAAATATCGGGAAAATAATGAAATTGAGATTGCACAATATGCAATAAAAAGGCGGGAAGTTTTCGGCGGTTTTGCCGATTTTTTCCGCCTTTTTTTAATCCCGGTTAAATCATATCAATGAAAATAAAAGGCTATCCTTATGAGGTAAATCCAAATTAAGGAGACGCGAATGCTTCAACTAAAAATCATCCGGTACAAGGAATCTTATCACTTCAAAGCCGACGAGAGCAAGCCGGACGGCTTTTCGAACAACTGGAAAAACAACAGTCTAGACGATTTTATTTTGACCGACGACGGCGCAGAAATTTTCAAATGCAAATGTCAAAGCGTTGCTAATTACTGCTTCGGCGATATGAAGGAAGGCGACACGGTCAGCTTTGGAGACAGCGTTGCGCCGGGAGGTTTTACGGTCAAATGCTTTGTATCGCCCAGACTTTTTCACGGTGAAATTCATGCAATCACAAAAACGCACGACATAGACGGTCAGGAGATTGACCGTGATGCTATGCAGATAAGAAAAGACGGATTTCAGAACGGACGATGGCTCATCCATGATAAATATTCATTTTCAAAAGGTGGCGACACGAACTACGCATGGAGCGCGGGCTGTTTTATTCTGTCGTCAAAAGACCTTGAAGCATTTAATCGAGCATTGAAATCTCATGGAATTAAAGCGGGAGACGCGGTCGACGGCGTTTTACAGGAGGAGGTATGAAAGAAATGAGCATGAAAACGGTGAGTAACGTGATGGCAGGCGTAGGTATTGCCATTGTCATGGGGTCATTCATTTTGAATGCGGCGGGACTTACTCATATTGCTATGACCGACGCGCTTATGGCTGGTGGCTTTTGCAAGGGCGTGTTTTTACCAGTCGACGCGTCGATTTGGATAAACAACATTTTTAAAGGGAAGGTCGGCGATGTTCGCTAAATTGAAACGCGCCCTGCTTATGCTCTGGGCGGTTTTATCTGCTTTGGCGGTTATTGTCGGAGTCATTTTGTTGCGGAAAAAGCGGCGGGCGATTCAAGAAGGAATTGAGGAGAATGCAGAGAATGAAAGAGAAAGGGCTAAAAATGAAATCGAGAACACTCCTGCTCCTGAGCTTGTTGCTGCTTCCGGCAACGCAGACACTCTCCGCAGAGAGCGGGAATCCATCGCCGAGCGATTCCGGCACGAGGTTCAACTTAGAGTCGAGCAAAAATTACACGGCGAAGGAAGTTCAGGAACTCCTTGATGTTGTCATCGAGGAGGCTGAAAAAAGCATAACGGAAGCCTACGACGCCGGCTACAAGCAGGGAGTGCTTGAGTTCAAGCCGGAGGTCTCGTATTGGCAGACGGAAGCGGAAAACTACAAGCGGCGTTTGGTTCTTGAGCGGGGTAAAAAATGGCAGTGGGCGGCAGGCGGCGCGGGCATCGGACTTCTAGGCGGAGCCGGCATCATGCTTTTGCTCGAACTGCGGAACTGAAAGAGGAGGTAACATGGAGATAGCGAAATTCATCTTTGCGTGCATCGGAAGTTTTGTGACTGCGGCAGGGTTTTTCGGCGGACTTTGGGCGAAGCACCAAAAACGGCTGGAAGACAAGATAGAGGCGGCGGAATCCAGCGCACGGGAACGGATAAAGACGATAGAGTCGCAAGCGAGGGAAGAAATCAAAGAGGTTCGGGAGGGCGCAATCATAAAAACCGAAAAACTTGAAAAGCGCATAGACGCACTTGAAAAGACCGTCGGCGGGCTGCAGAAGGAAGTCAACACGAACCTGGGGCAGAGACTTTCCAACATTGAGGGCGAAATGAAGGGCATGAACAATATTTTGAAGCAGATTCAAGGCTGGTTCATCAACAACACGCCCAGGGGTGAGAAATGAAAGATATCTTTATAGGCAACCAGCGCATCCTGATACTTCAAGGCGTGGACAGGAACATAACGCTATCGAATGAGATGGCGCAACGTCTTCTCCGCACCTACGGGCATTCGCTTCCGCAGGAAAGGACTAACGCAATATGCTATTGGCTTGAGCAAAGGGGGCTTGTAACAATCGAGAATCTGAACGAAAGCCTTTTTGTCATGAAGCTGACCAAGCACGGGACGGAAGTGGCGCAGGGTTTTGTGCGTGAAGACGGCATAGATTTGCCGGTGGAGGACTGACCGAGATGGGGCAGAAATCTTGTGTAGACCGCCTTTCGCCGGAACTGCGGGCAAAGCTGCTTGAACTTCTGAACAATCCTGCCGTAACGCAGGCAGAGATAGTCGACGCGATAAATGCGGAAGCCGGAGAGCCGCTCATCTCGAAAAGCAGTTTGAACCGGTACGCTCAGCGTATGAAAAAGTTTGCAGAAAAGAACCGGCAGGCGCGTGAAGTTGCCGACGCGTACTTAGAAAAATACGGAAGCGACACACGGAACAAACTCGGCAAAGTTGTCAACGAACAGATACGGCTTGTCGCGTTCGACCTTATAGCGGAGTTGGAAGACGCAAAGGAAGGCGGCGATTTAGACCCCAAGTTCATCACCGAAGTGATTTTCAAGGTCTCCCGCGGTTTGAAGGAACTTGAGCAGGCTGAAAAACTGAACGCCGAGAGGGAAGACGAAATCAAAGCCCTTGTCGTCAAAGAAACAGCTGAAAAAGTTGAAACTGCCTGCCACAAAAAAGGCGTAACGCAGGAAGCAAAAGAAGCGATATTGGCGGAGATTTTCAGCATAACGGAAAAATCATGACAATCAACGAGGCATTAACAAAGGCGGTTTTGCTGCCGTACCAAAAAAACTGGCTCTCCGATACGTCCGTCGTCAAGGTATGGGAAAAATCAAGGCGTATCGGCGCATCCTACGTGGAAGCCCTCGCTTGCGTTATGAAAGCAATGCTTTCAAAGGGCGACGGCGGTATGAACTGTTATTATTTGTCCTACTCAAAAGAGATGACCGTGCAGTTCATAAACGACGCGGCATTTTGGGCGCACGTCTTGGGAATTGCCTGCTCCGCTATGGAAGAAGTGGTTATCGCAGACGAGGACAAAGATGTTCTTGTGTACAAAATCCGCTTTGATTCAGGCTTTGAAATATGGGGACTGCCGTCGGTTGCGCGTTCGCTCCGCTCAAAGCAGGGACACGTTATCATAGACGAGGCGGCGTTCGTAGACGACCTTGCGGAATTACTAAAAGCGGCAATGGCGTTGCAGATGTGGGGCGGCTCCGTTTCGATTTTGAGCACTCATAACGGCGATGATAATCCGTTCAATATCATGATTGGCAAAGTCCATTCAGGCGATTTGGACTACAGCCTGCACCGCACAACGATAACCGACGCATTAAACGACGGCTTATATAAACGTATCTGCGAAGTCAAAAATAAAGAATGGACGAAAGAAAAAGAAGATAAGTGGCTGTCTCAACTTGAAAAAGACTACGGGGATGCCGCCGCAGAGGAATTGTATTGTATTCCGGCAAAGGCGGGAGAGCGGTATTTCCCGTCCGCTTTGATAAGCGCGGCGGCGGTCAAAGACAAGCCGGTATTCCGCTTTGCCGCCGACGATTCTTTTACGTTCGAGAAAGCGGAAAAACGAGAAAAGCAAATATTACGCTGGTTTAAGGAAGTAAAGCCGGTATTACTTTCGGCGGAAAATCCCGTCTGCTTCGGCGAAGACTTTGCACGTTCCGGCGACCTTACCGTTCTGCATTTTGACGAGGAACTCTCTGACGGCGGCACCGACACGCTTTGTGAAATCGAACTTCGCAATATTCCATTTGCGCAGCAATGGCAGTTTATAAAACTCTGCTGTGATACGCTCCCGCAATTTGACGGGGCGGCATTTGATTCTCGCGGCAACGGACAAATGATAGCCGAACTTGCGGCTCAAGAGTATCCGGGCAGTATCTTTCAAGTCATGCTCAGCCGCAAGTGGTACGCGGAAAATTTCCCGAAGCTCAAGGACGCTTTTGAGGACGGAAAGACGAATATTCCCGATGACCCCGCAATTAAAGACGACTACAAAGTTGTGGGGCTAACGCAAGGCGTACCGCTTATAACGGACAGGACGGGCGACAGGCATAATAAGCGGCACGGGGACTCGTGTATTGCAAAGGTCATGGCGTTATTTGCGTACAACGAACTTGAAGGCGGAGCCTACCAGCCGTATGCGTATGATCCGGTCAAGACTAAGAATGACTTTCTTGGCAAGGCGTACGATGTGTGGGATGACTGGGACGATTGATAAGGGGGGTAAGGCATGGGATTGTTTGAAAAAATAAGCGGCAAAACTAAAAAAGGAAAAGACAAGCAAGGTTTGGGCGAGCAAAGGGCGACGCCGGTCGCAAACTCCAACCGTGATTTATGGTCGGGCGGACTTGTGGCGGGGCTTACGCCGGAGAAACTTGCGGCAATCTTGGACAAAGTGCGCTATGGAGATATTCCGGCGGAATATTTGGAGATTGCGGGAGAATTGGAAGAACGGGACGCGCATTACCGCTCGGTACTTTCCACGCGCAAGCACGCCGTTGAAGGCTTGGAGCTTTATGTTCAGGCGGGCGGCGACGACAAGAATTCGCTTGCAATCGCCGAAGCGGTGCAGGAAGACATCATCAGCCATGCCGACAGCATGGACTTGATAAAAAATGCGCTCGACGCTTTGGGCAAGGGGTTTTCGGTAAATGAAATCATCTGGGACACGTCCGCAAGCCGGTGGAAGCCGGAAACGTTCATTTATCGAGACCCTCGCTGGTTCGCCTACGACAAGGAGACGGGCGTTCTTTCCCTGCGAGACGCTTACGGATTAGAACTTCACCCGCTTGAGCCGTACAAGTTCATCGTCCACGAGCCGAACCTTTTAAGCGGCAAGCAGATAACAAGCGGCTTGAGTTTTACCGCGCTTTTTTATTGGCTTGTCAAAACCTACGACGTAACCAGTTGGGCGGCATTTGCCGACCGCTTCGGCTACCCTGTGCGGCTGGGAAAATACGGCAGAAAAGCGACAAAAGAGGATATTGCGACCTTGAAGCGGGCGGTCGCGGCAATCGGGAGCGACGTGGGCGCAGTAATCCCCGACGCGATGGCGATTGACATAATCGAAAGCAAAACGACCGCAGGCAATTCCGAAGTGTATGAAAAAATTGCGGACTGGACGGATAAGCAATTATCAAAGCTCGTGCTGGGACAGACGGCAAGTTCCGAAGGAACGCCGGGAAAGCTCGGCGACAGTCAAGACCAGCAAGCAGTAAGACAGGACATTCTGAAAGCCGACGTCCGGCAACTTGAGCAGACTTTAAACCGCGACCTTGTTATTCCATACGTGGACTTTAATTTCGGCAGGCAGGAAAAATATCCGAAACTCCGCATTAAATACGTTGAGCCGAAAAACGTGCAGTTGATTGTCGACTCGGTTACAAAGCTTGTACCGCTGGGATTCAAAGTCAAGGCTCAAGAGATTCACGCGCTTCTGGGACTTTCCGCGCCGGAAAAAGAGGACGACATATTGACCGCTCCCTATGCGCCTGAAATGAATGCGCAAAACGGCGGTTCGATTGCGCTGAATGCAAGCGGAGCCGGAAATCCTGCCGCAGGTAACGACGAGCAGTCGGAAAATGAAGCGGACTTTATCGAAATCACCGACGACATTGTGCAGGTTCTTGAAAAGGCAATGGATGCCGCGACGGATTTTAAGTCCTTTGAAGCGGAACTTGAAAAGCTCATAACCGGCTGGGATGCAGCAAAGACCGCCCGCACAATGGCAATCGCATTTTTTAAGGCGCGAGCGGAAGGCGACGCCAATTTTGATAAGGAAGATGAATAGTATGGAACTCACTGAAAATATAAATCTGCTGCACGGCGACTGCACCGAGCTTTTATCAAAAATCCCTGACGGCAGTATCGATTCGATTATTACTGATCCGCCGTATGGCTATCTGAAAAATCAAAAGCTCGATATTCCTTTTAACGAAACGGTCTTTTTTAGCGAAGCAAAGCGGGTGTTAAAGCCCGCCGGTTTTATCGTGCTGTTTGGACGGGGCACTGCCTTTTACCGCTGGAATACGATGCTTGCCGATTTAGGCTTCGTTTTCAAAGAAGAGGTTATCTGGAATAAAGTACAAACAAGCAGCCCTGTATTACCACTTTCCCGTGTTCACGAAACCATCAGTATTCATTGTAAAGGTAAGGGAAAAATCAACAAGGTACGAGTTCCTTATCTTGAAATGAAAGGACATGATATCGGCGCGATAAAAACGGATATTAAACGATTGATGAGTGTTTTTAGTAACAACAAAAGCCTTGAAGCCGTTCGCTCGTACTTAGAAACAGCTGAAAGAAATTACTATGAAACAATCTCTTCCAAGAATAATAACATGCTCTTTTCTCAAAAAGTAAAAAGGGATGATAGAGCTGTTTGTGTAATAGCTTGTGTTAAGGACGGAATAAAAGAAAAAAGTATTATTGAAACACCTGCGTATGATAAAGAATCGAAGGCAAAACATTTTACCTCGCATACGGGGATAATCAACGGATGTGATAGAAATATCGCTGTAATCGATATAATAACACGTGGCTTGCGAGAAAAATCGATCATGCTACAAGGCAGGGAGCATTACTCGATGCAGCACCCGACGCAAAAACCGGTGAGGCTTATAGAGCGGCTTATGGCGTTAGTTACGCAAGAGAATGCGCTTGTCCTTGATCCATTTATGGGAAGCGCTTCAACCGGCGTTGCTTGCATCAATACCGGTCGTAAGTTCATCGGCATGGAACTGGACGATGAATTTTTTGACATTGCCGAACAGCGGATTGAAAAAGCGCTAACCGAAAAACAGCAGAATCTTTTTGGTGAGCATGGGGAGGCGGTAAATGCCTGAGTCTCTTATCCCCGAAGATGCGCTCAACTACATCAAAGATAAAAATTTAAAAGTCGGTTTTTCGTATAAGGATGTCTGGAACGAAGAACACGCTACCGCGTTCACGGTTGCAAAGGCGATGCAGATTGACGTGCTTTCCGATATCAAAGGAGCGGTTGAGAAGGCGATTCAAGACGGGCAGAGCTTCGAGCATTTCAAAAAGGATTTGAAGCCGACCTTGATTAAAAAGGGATGGTGGGGGCGGCGAACAATGATCGATCCGCTAACAGGACGAGACGTCGATGCACAACTTGGAAGCGACAGGCGGCTTAGGACTATCTACAGCGTCAATCTACGAAGCGCATACCAGAAGGCGCAGTACGAGCGCACGATGACAAGCGAGCTTCACCCGTATTTAATGTACAGAGTCGGCAACAGTCAAAAGCATCGAGAGCAGCACCTTGCGTGGGATGGTCTTATTTTGCCGAAAAATGACCCATTCTGGAATAATCACTTTCCGCCTAACGGTTACGGGTGCAAGTGCTACACGCGAGCGGTTACGGAAGCTAGAAAACAACGCTATGAAAGCGAGGGCATAAATGTTCCTCCCGCGACCGACGGCTCGGGCGGCGGAACGCTCCGCATAAAAACGGAAGCACCTCCGGATATTTATCGAAATTATTTTAACGAGCGGAAAGGGACGATTGAAAGACTGCCTAAAGGTATCACGCCGGGTTTTAACTGGAATCAGGGGCAGGCAGGACGCATGATACCAGTGCTTCAGGAGTGCCTGAAAAAAACACTAGCCGAAATGCCTAAAGAGGTCGACAAAGTTATCAAGACGTTGCAGACTTCAAAAATCTATCATTCGCAACTTGCGGATTTTGTTGACGAGGCTTACAGAAACAAGGCGGCGAATCGGGTGAATACGAGGAACACAATTCCCGTTGGATTTTTTGACAAGAAAATCGTCGATTTTTTGAGGACGCAAGGAATCAACGCAGACGCACGTAGTGTCATCGTGCTTGAACAATATTTGATTACGAGCGATAAATACTTGAAACGCCATGCGGCTGCCGGAAACGCTCCGATGCGGCAAGACTGGAAAAACCTATTAGATTATCTCGCTGACGCAGATGTTTATTGGGACAACAGAAAAAAGAATTCCTTGGTTTTTCTGAAAAAATTGAATGAAACAAAATATCTGAAAATCGCTGTCGATGTTTCTGCTACGGAAAAGTATCTGAGACTTCCAAAAATAGACACGATGTTTTATATGGATATTTCCACTGAAAGCGAATCAGGCATTGAAGCGTATCGCAGTATAATAAAACTAAAAAAAGTAAGATAGGAATCCGGCAGCCTGCATCCCCGTTCCGTTACCGCCGGGGGAGTTTCCCTTGTGGGGTCTGTCCCTGGTCGCTGAGGTCTTAAAGACGCACACGACGCACTCTTACCGTATCCTATCTTGTTATAAATCTAACTTTTTTTAATCACGGTTACAATACTTTTCTCCGGCTTTCCCGCTATTATTCAAACATACCTCGAAAGGCTTACGTCTTTTCGGATGTCCGGGCGGGAGACTCTTCCCGCCGCTTTACAATCAATTTTTTACAAGGAGGCAGGTATGAGAAAACTCAACGGAATGCTAAAGGCTCTTGTGAGCTTTTGGTGCTGGATTGCCATCATGCTCAGCTCGTTCATGATGTTCGTGCTGGCGGTGGTCAGGACAGTCCCAAGACCGCTCGCCATCGTATTCGCGGTTGTCGTCTTCGCGTTGTCGCTTGCGGTTCCGGTCTTGAATCCGGGCATCTTTGCAAAGCGTCACACGACCGCAACCGGCGGATGTGGGGACTGACTTCGCAGTTAAAAAAGTAAGAGAAAGATGTTTGGCGGCAAGGAGCGGAATCCTGCCGCCTTTTTGGAGGACAGCCTTATGAAAGAACAGCCGACCTACGAAGGAAACGGAAAGAGAATCGCCTATATTTCGGGAGCGATAACGGAAAATCCCGGTTATCTTGAGCAGTTCGTGCTTGCGGAAAACCATCTTGAAAACTCAGGCTATGTCGTGCTTAATCCCGTGGTGCTTCCGGAAGGCATGGCGCATGAAAAGTACCTGCCG